CCTTTATCTACATCCAAAGCTCTAACTTCATTAAGGTCATACTTACATAATATTTTTGGATCTGCAGTAAAGTCTGATTGCAATAACTGATGAGTAATTTCATTAGCTACTGTTTGCCATAGAGGAATAAGTTTTTGTTCAGTAAAGAACTCTCTCAATTCTCTCGTATTGTTGTATGTCGCCGATTCCAGTCCAGCTCCGAGTCCAGCGAGAATTGCTGGGACACCTAAAACTGCAGAAACTCTTTCCTCAGGCAATCTCCTTAGTTGGTTAAGGTTTAATTGTTCTGGAGACCAAGATACTACTTTTACATCCATTGCACCTGTAAGTATCATTGGTGCTCCTCTATTAGAACCACCAAATTTTTGTTTGTATATTTGAGCAATCGCTTCAGCCTCATCTTGGCTAGGTCCACCCATTGCGTCATCTTTAGGAGAAAGAATAACACCAGGTACTGCCATGTTGTGTAACAAAGCAGCTGCGTACTGACCTGCAGCCTCGTCTCCTAAAATTTCTCTTAATACAGCTTTAAGTGGTGCAAATCCTTTTCTGTGATTATTAGGATCAACACCTTGTCGAATATGAACAATGTCATTTGCAGGGATTACAACAAATTCATTTTGGTTGAGTGAGTTAGAGTCTTTAACATAATATTCGTAGTGAGTAATTAATTGTTTTTCGTTACCTCTTGGTTTTATGTAGTGAGGCATAAGAGGAACAAGTTCAATAACTCTGCCTGCTTTATTTTTGTTCTTCAATAAATAAGCATCGCCTTCAGCATTTAGTGCTGTAACAATGTAGTGTGCCAATAAAGAACCTGAAGTGTAAGGATTAGGTCTGTTAATTAAAGTAGTTACAGGGTGGCTATCAACCATTTCATAATCTGAATCCCCTATCTCTCTATAAACTTTTAGTCTTGGTTCAGCGAATGAAGTAGAGAGTACATTCAAACAAGCGACTACAGCAGAGTTGCCTGTTCCATCTCCAATCTCTTTAATGAGTTTGTCAGGCATAAAACCTGATTGTGTATTGTATCCATAGATACTTGAATCAACCGAAGAGGTTGATCCTAAAAAACTTTTTTGTTGTGTTCTTTGTGGTGGAGCTTGAAGATATTCAACTGCTCTTCTGTAAAAACTTTTATTTTCTGCCATCTAGTACGCTTTCCAACTAATTCTCTTATTTAAGTTTAATACACCATAAGCTAGCGTATCAACAATATCGTCATGTGCTCCTAGAGGAAAGGTTAGTAATTCTCTTTCTGCTTCGTGTACCCAATCTACCATAGGATCGTCAGGAAAAAACACTTGACCACTCTCCATTTTAGCAGACAGAGGTATGGCACGACTACGCTTATCCTTATCAGCTTTTAACTCTCGTACTTGAATACCTTCTCTTCTTGCAAATTGAATAATAGATAACTGAAATCCTGCTCTTTCAATTCCAATCCAATCTAAATTGTTTCTTTTATAAAATTCTTTCATTGCAGGAATAATATCAGGAGCTTCCATACGCTTTCTTACCATATCGGTAACAAATAATTTATTCTCTGCAGGATCTTGAGCAAATGCAGTAAAAACTGTGTAGTCTGCAGTTTGTTTAGTAGAAGTAGCTAAGTCAACAGTCGCAAATCTAGGCATTTCATCAAATTCATACAAGTAGCCATCAATCTTTGCACCACGAACAGCAGGTTGATAATATCTAAACCAATCTGATTTAAATAATTGCGTACCTTCGTTTACAAATTCTGCTTCATACTCCTGGGCAAATGTCAAAGAACCAATTTCCTGCTTTGCCATTTCTAATTCTTTAGGATCAATTGCAGGATTATCAACAGTTGAATATTTAAACTTTGCCCAATCTGGTCTTTCATCTGCGTCAACCCATAAACGATAAAACCAATTGTTCATTCCACGAGGTGTGCTAATAAATAAAGCAGAACCTTTTCTTTCAGTTAAGGTAGGTCTAAGAACTTCAGTCCAAGTTTCTTCTTTAATGAAAGCAGCCTCATCCATAACTAAGAAGTCCAATCCTTCTCCTCTTAGTCTTTGGGGATTATCAGCAGATTTAACAGCAATGAAACCTCCACTAGGGAAGTTAACTGTCATATCGCCCATTTTTACATCTACGCCTATGTGGTCGGACAAACCAAAGCCTGCCATCATAATATCTCGCCAACCAACCCTCGCAATCGAAAATGTTGGTGCTACCCACCAGGCTCTTTTACCTTCCATAGCTGTTTCAAGGCAAAGCTGTACACCTAATCTTGTTTTACCAAATCGTCTACCTGCACAAAGTATTTTCCATCTTGCTTCGTGATCTGCTACTTCTTTTTGATTTTCGTGTAATTTAGGAAGTTCAAACTTGTTTTTATTTTCTATCTTATCTTTGTATAAAGCAGTATATTTAGGTTGTTCCATAGTATAAGTATATACACCTATCTCCGAAGAGATAGGCGTTGATGGGAGGGCTTGTCAGCAAGGAAGCCGACTATTTAAGTCTACACTTCCTTGATGACGATTATCAACTTATTCTTCTTCAGGGTGCCCCATACTATCAAAGTAATTATTTACAAGATTAATAAGATCAGCTACTTCTTCTTTTTCTGTATCAGTTTTTGCCATCATATTAATCATTACTTGTTCCCACTCTTTTTTATTTTTTCTATCATCACTATCAATTAAAATAAAACCTTCAAGTGGTAAAGAAACAACTTTAGACTGTAGTTCTTCTTGAATTGCATTTGTGTGGGTTATAATTTTAATTCTGTCTTTTTTGATATCTTCAATTAAAGAATTTAAAGAATCTTCGCTTGCAAAACTTGGAAGTTCATGAAAGTCTTTCAATATTCTTGCAAACATTTTTGCTTCTTTATTATTACTTTTATAGCTATTTTTAGTTATTTCCTTATAAGGAAATATTTTTCCTTCAGGAATTAAAAATTGGATATCAAGATTTTTCTTGTCTTCGTTATTTTTCTTAGCGTAAGCTCCACCTAAAAATCCAACATCATTAAAAATAATAGTTTCTAAACCATATTTTTGATTTGTATCGGAACCAAAGTCTTCAATGCTGTCATTCAATATTGGGTAAGAAATCATACAAAAATCCATATCTTGAATAATGTTTTTAAGTTTAAATACATTATCTTTAAATTTTCTACCTGTAACTTCTAATGCTTGATCTTCGTCAAGTTCATAATCATAAGTAAAAAATGTCATTGATACAAACTTTGTAGGATCTTCATAGTTACCAAAAACAACAACTGTTGGTATATCTTCAGTAGCAACATGCATTTGATAATCGTTCATATCAATATCTCCAGAACAACCAAGTTCACTAATTACATCATAAGCAACAAATGACTGCCCATAACTTTTCCTAATGTAATAACCAAAAATATTTTCATTATTAACTATCTCTGAATTTGCAAAATTTTCTAATTTATCAAAATCTAACTCTTCACTCATACCAATCTCTCTTTCCTAATTCAGCAATAGCGTCAACTAAATCGCCATCAGCGTATTTTTCGTATTGCTTCCATACTTGTTTCTTCATATTGTCATTCATTGTCTTCATTTTACACATTTCTCTGTACAAAATGCCCTTTGTCATCTTTTGAGGCTTAGTTCTAAGCTCAAAATCGTTTGGAATAGCAGGTTGTCTAGCTTCACAGATACCTAAATCCCCATTTGCAGTACACATCTGTTCAAAATGCCAATTACCATAGTCATCTGTAAACCACGATTGGTCTAAAAACATACAAGCGTAGCCTGGTTCATTACATTTTGCCTTATGTTTGCTATTTTTAGGTAATTTTGTAACAGTTCCTACTGTATTTCTAACCTTAGGAATATCCAAAGCGTTAAGTTTCGCCAAAATTCTACCACCATCAGGTGCTTTTGATCTACCCTCTTGGTATAAAAGCTGTATTGCATAGAATACATCGCCTTTTGTATAGTCTTTTAGGTCGGAATACATAACATCTATCTTTGTCATACTCCATTTAGAAGCGTCATCTATTCGTAATTGCAACCATTGTACAATTTCGTACCACTCATCAAGCAACATACCTCTAAATTGTCGCTGATTATCGTCAACACGCTTTGGTTGGTGTTGTGCAAGATCCCTAAGATCCATTTGGTTATCGCCAATTCGCTCTAAATCACTCATTCTTCCTCCATTTTGTAATATTCTCTAATACTTCTTGATTTAATATCGTTAAATTCTTCAACATCCATTAACTTTTTAGCTTTACCTATTACAGCATTCAGCAATCGTAAATTAGATTTCATTTCAAAGAACTCTCGAGTGTCTACTTTTTCGGAAATTGCAACATTATACGATAACTTATTTCTCCACTCAATAAGATCCAATAGAAAAAATTTGAAACCTTTTTCCATTCGTTTTATATCGCTTGCGTATTGAACAAACTTAATCTTTTTTTGTTTTGTGTTCATTTGTATTACTTGTTCTAATTGTTTTCTATTCATTGCCAATCAGTTCCACTTCTATCTTCTTTAATAAGATATAGCTCTACCAAATCTCCTCTTGTCATTACTTTGGTTTGCCATCCATTTCCTCTAGTTTTACTAAAGTAAAATGCTGAAGAGTGTAAACTATTTCTTTTTTTGTTTCTATCTCCAGAATCTGCAATTTTTTCTGAAAATGCTAAAACCCATTCGTTTACATTTTCTTCAGCTAATTTAATTGCTGTATCCGATATGGTAGATTTTCTCAAACCTTGTTGTTTTGGTAATTTACCAACCACTCTTGGTTGAAATTTATCAGAATAGTTTGCTTGGTCTATTGCTTGCTGTTTAAAGCTTTCCTCAGCTTCGTTCAAGTATTGTCCAATTAACTTTTTATTGTCTTTCATTGTTCTCCTTTTTTTTATAACTATATCACATATATGTTTTAATGCGATATTTTTTAATATATATTTATTTGACTCTTATTCATAGCAAAAGGTTACATACTTTTTTAATAAATATTATTATCTGATCTAAAAACTCTCTTGCTTGCTAGGTCTAGTTCTATAGGTATAGTTAATTAGGTATAGTTAGTGCCCGATTTTTCGGTACCCTACCCCACCGAAATTTCGGTACCCTACCCTACCGATTTTTCGGTACCCCAAGATATAGTGGTGTCGATATACCGACATACTATATATAGTGGTGTTTCTATTCGAACAAATGTTCACATACTATATCTAGTGGTATACCTTGAACTTTACACAATATATAGTGCCTCGCCATAAAAACTCGCTTTAAAAAACTTGTAATACTTCCTTACTAGCATATATAATAAGAGTAAGACAATATGATCTAAGAAATATTCGTATATTTCTCTAAATTGTACTCTGTACTCATAGTGTCCTCCTTTGTTGGCTAAGGGGATCTGGTTTTCCAGGTCCCTTTTGCTTTTTCGGACAGCTCCAACACGCAGAGCAGGCCAAATTATGATCCTTTCCGATGGAAATTAAAAAAATTTATGAAACCAATTATTACATAATCTTCATTGGGCATTGGCGGGCAACGCTAGGTTATTTCGAATATTCTATTTGTATGACTTCTTCTTCTTGAAGGGCTCTTGTTTGTTCGTCTAGCATTTGTTTCTGAAGTTCTTTGTTCCAAGAAGGGTTTGATCTCTCCAAATACCAGGTTGCTGCTTGCCAAACACCATTTTGTGCTGCTTGTCTTACTGTGTTTAAAAACAATGCTTCAGCTTTAGCTTTAGATTCCACTACCTTCTCCAAAAACTCTGAATAGATAGTTTGATTTCCTTCGTCAATATCTCGTTTGCCTAGTGAAAGCCAATTGTATATACTACTAGGACTAACACCACTTAAAGAAGCAGCCTGTTCTATGAAGTGTCCTGCAGTCAACCATTTACAGATCTGTTGCATTTTATCTTCGTTTAACTTAATTGGTCTACCCATATCTACCTTTAATTATACTACCCTTATTTAGAGAAAGTCGAAATATTATATGTCAATAAAAGTAAGTAAAAATATAAG